CGCCGAACGGTGCAAAACAAGCGAACTTCTGCAGTTCACTCGCTTGATAAGAGCTTATTAGCTTATCAGGACGTAGGGGCATTTCTGCCACCCATTTCCTTTTAAGCACGTTTGCTCTCCGTCTGGTGTACTGATTGACACGGATAGAGGCTGTACCATAATTATGTTCTAGGTACTGTCTCACGGTTAACTCCTGTATCGAAGTGGTACTCTTAGTTGGTCTACCCCTATCGGCAAAATGCCGTAAGAGTAGTTTCCAGCCAGGAATACTATCTTTAATGTACTTCGTTTGCTTAGGCACCAAGGTCCAAGTTCGGACTTCCCATTGCTGGGTGTCCTTATTGAACCTCCTAGGCAGTTTAGGTTCCGTATCGGAACTGATCGAGGGTACGGGTAAACCCATATCCTTTACTGGCAGATCACCGTAAACGGTTCTCAGCCACGAGCCGATTAAATCGGCAACAGTCCAATAACGTCTAGCATAGAATGCCTTTTGATAGGCACACCATGCTTCGAGCGTGTCAGGGCAACGGGCTGACGTCCATACCTTCCGTATTCGGATGGGTGTGATGTTGATACCATCAAAGGCATCTACACCACACGATTCTCGAAAGAATCCATGGTAGCAACTCTTGTCACGATTGACCAAAAGGCCAAACGATTCAAGGAGTTGAATAGCGTACTCGGCTTGCGCCGTAGGAACTATTACGTCATCGCCGTACACAAGAATCTCACCTTGAGATTCTCCATCCAACCCACCTCCGTGGAGTATAGCCCATATAGATAACGCCAAGACGGGGAAGCATAATGCTGACCCCATCGGCGCGTACTTGTTGAGCTGAACAGTATCTCCACTTGGTAGTTGAGTCCCAAGAGACCTGCAATTCATGAGCAATTCGGAAATATGCTCTGGGAAAAGCAGGTTAACTAGACCAATCGATACCCTATCTGAGGCCTCTTTTAGGTCCAGAGTAGCATATCTACCTTGCTTCAGTTTGGCGGATTTCCTTAATCCGTCTGACCCCACCCAGTAATGGGTGGAAGTCGACCCTAGCAAGGCACCCCTTTGGTTGGGGGATTGATCCGTGAAATGAACGCTATACCTCGTAAGAGGGTGGCGTTCTATCAGACTATAAAGGGCCTCTCTTAACCCCTGTTGAATCCATTGGAAGACCAATGGTTCTTCAGAGATTAATCGAGGTCCGCGCGAATCTTTTGGCACAAGGACAACCTTGGCCATATCTTCGCCGATATGCAAAGTTTGCATATCCCGCAAGCTATCACATACAACGCTCAAAGATACGTAGAAGTACGTATCTAAGGGATAGGAAGTGATAAGTCTTTCTGAGACTCGTTTCCATTCGTACTTGTCTGACAAGCGTTCCCCTGTGGAAA